GCAATATGCAGCATTCAATAACATACCATTTAGTGATATAGTAAACAAATCATTACATAGATGGTATGATGAAAACATTAGTGAAGTTCTAATAGCAGTCAAAAAGAATAAAGAACTTGAAGAACTGATTAGTTCTTATAAAAATAAATAATAGATATGAATTTGAACTTAACATATACAGGGAAAGTAGATGATCATTTCCTATTCACTTACAAAGTAAATGGTGAAGAAGAAATGACCAGAGTGAAACCAATAAATGATGGAAAGAATTATGAACTTAAAATTGGTTTTGGAGAAAATAGAACTATACTTGTTATTGATGCGTTGAGCCGTATGGGGCAATGCGTAACAAAACAAATATCGACAGATGTATCATAACATAAAAAGAATAAAAACACCGTTAGAACGCAATAATATACAATTAACAGATGTATGGTTAAATTCATTAGATGATGATATACTAACCAAAGTTTTTGGGGTGTATGGTGAGGATTCTGATAAGATAATAAAAAAAGAACTTCGAAAAAGGAAACTTAAAAAAATAAATAAAAATTATGGAAAAGAAAATTGATATATGGTGGAACAAACCATTTAATAAAGAAGAACTAAACCCTCCTAAAAAAGTAGAAAAAGTAAAAAAAGTAAAATCAAAAAAAATAGATGAAGATTTTTGGGCTGATTGTAGAGAAGAAGAAATGACCGAAGAAACTGAATATATAGAACTTGATGAACCAAACTTCTTTGATGATGACTTTAAAGAAAAAAAGAAGTAAAACTTATAATTTTACATATGAATAAACTAGACATAATATCAGAAGATAAAAGGTTCTACATTCACAAAGATATGTATACACCTGAAGCCGTAGAATATGATTTGAATAAACTACACAACTTTCTACTTGTTAATAAATTCACAGAGAATTATTTTACTCTTAATAATCTAATTGATCCAAATGGTGGTAGAAAAACTGAGAACTTTGATGTGAATCCTAATGTAGTTTTTCTTGATTTAGATTTTCATAATGGTAAAGATATAATCAATTTTAAAAATGAATTTAGAAATTTTGATGCTACTAAATCACTTGATGAAAATATAGAACAATTTAAACGAGACTTTTCTAAATACGCATACATATCTGCTAATAGTAAATCAGGTAAAGGTATTAGATTTATCTGTATAGTTCTATATAATACCCCAGATGGAGAGTTAGATAGAATATCACCGAAAGAAAGACATAGAAGTAATTATGATTTAGTTCTTAAAAAGTTAGAAGAAGTAACTGGTATTAAAAATATTGATAAATCTATGAGAAAGAATGTGACACAAGGTACTAATCTATGTAGAAAATATAAATCAATAGTTTTTGAAAATCCATATATATTTAATAATACTGAAATTTATAATCATAAAAAGATTAAAGATGAACTTTCTAATGTATCCACCAGAGACTATACGAGTGATGAGGTTGGTACTTTGAATAAAGATATAACTCCACAACTAAATTTAAAGAAACTCCGCCAGAGTAACGCCCTGACTTCAGCAATGATAAGTAGAGAGTATTGTGTTAGTCTGTTGATGGCATTGTCTGGTGTAAAGGATGATAAAGTTATTGGAATGTTCTATACATTGTTCGTAGAAAACTATAAAGGTAAGAGTATTCCTTTAACCAGTTTTAATTATTTTAAAAACTACATCAGCATAGATAAAAGACATTGGCTTCCGATTCCTTTAGAAGATGTGCTATTAAATTATGGTATAAGTTTAGACTTTTCTAAGAAAGAAACTGATGTTTTTGGTAGAAAATATGATAAAATTGTAAATTTTAAAGAATATATAGGTGAATATCAAAAATCTATTGATAAGTTATTAAAAGATGATAATGATAAAGTAGTAATCAAAGCTCCAACAGGAGGAGGAAAAACAACAGCAGTTCTCAAAGCATTGAATAAGGTGAAAGGTTTAAAAGTATTTATCACACCTACGAATACATTAGCAGACCAAACCGTAGCAAATGCATCAAAGAATAAAATAGAAGTCGCAATGTTCTACAATGGTGAATATGAATACGATTTAATTAATAAAGGAGATGTTATAATTATAACAAACCTAAGCAATCTTCAAAAATTATTTAGATTAAAACTTAACGTTCAAGTATCAGTTTTTGATGAGTGTCAAAACATCGTGAATTATTCTGTGTTTGTTGAAGAACAATGGTCCTTTCCTAAATCTAAAAAGAATATATATCTGTCGGCAACGCCAGAACAACTTCTAACTGGTTTATCTAATTATAAATATCTTAATTTTAAAAAAATTAACTTAAAAAAAAAGGATATTAATTTAGTTCCTTGTAAATCGACTAATAGTGTTTGGCATACATTAGATAGAATTTTAAATAATACTCCACTTACAGAAAAGGTAATGTTATTTATTAACAGTAAGGATAAAGCAGAGAAATTAAAGAAACAATACCCACAATTTAAGTTTGAACTTATTAATTCAAAGAATAAAAATGCTGATTATAAAAAATTAATGAGTGATGAAACTTTGATTAATAATATAATTGCTACATCTTTGATTAATGATGGAGTTAATATCAAAAATAAAGTGTGGGATAAAGTGATCATAATTGATAACAACACACAATCTTTTTTAGAGACTTATCAATTCACATCAAGATTCAGGATAGCGACACCAGATATATACTACCTCTTCAGATACGCAAACAATGGAGAAGACGCCAGAACATATAACCTTGATGATATAGAATATATATATAGAAAAGAAAGGAAAGAACTGATAAGTGTTACTGAGACTATAAATAATAATTATAAAGATAGTACCGATGGTCATCATATGATACGAATTGGTCATATCTATCTTGATAATAATGATAACTTTTATAAGATAAATAAGAATAAAATCAAGAGAGATATTCACCAGGGAATAATGGATAACGTCAGGAACAATTATAAATCATTCATATTCTTTATGAGTTACTTTTTTAATATAAAACTGAAACAATTTCAAATTGAAGAAGGTGATTATAAGATGAATACTAATAAAGAAGTCTTACAATTTTTTAAGGAAAATAGAGAACTTATATTTCATAATATCAAAATGAGTTCTTTGTTTGATGATGATGTTGAAGTTAATGATTATATACTTAGAAATAAAGCAAGACTAACTAAACTCGTAGATAGATTGAATGAATTGGAAGATGTGTATGAAGTTACACTCCTGAATTATGGTGATGAGGTTTTTGATATTATTAATAAACCACAAGTATATTATGATAAAACTCTAAACCTACTAGCCGCTAAAATATCATTAAAAAAATTAAACCCACAATTAAAAGCGCCAGATAAAATGATTAAATATAATCTGAATCTAATAGATAATTTAATCAAAACAATAACTCCATACCGAAAAACTAAAACTGCTGAGTGGATCAAATTTTCTGATTTCATTAAAGAATATAAGAAAATTAAAAACCTACATTATAAATCTGAATTCGAATTAAGAAAGATTATTAAAAATGTTTTAGATTATTCCATTAATAGAATATGGGAAAAAGATAGAAGTGATAGAATTTATGAGATAAAATTGAAGTAATTAATTTGGACCAAAAAACGATGATTAGTCTTCTCTTTCTATATATAGGAATGACAAACCTCATATCGTTTTTTGGTACAAATCGTTAAACACCTGATAAGTAAGTGTTAAGGTTTTGATACCCTCCCTAATAAAAATCTCCATAACTATTTGATACTCATGCTGGGGTTAGTCCATAACTAATTGATTAACATTGCGGGCAGGCCATACTACATATGTTTCTCCTGCTACATATGTTTCTCCTGCTACATATGTTTCTCCTGCTACCCTCCCCTAATAAAAACTCTCCATAACTATTTGATACTCATGCTGGGGTTAGTCCATAACTAATTGATTACCATTCACCAACTTTGGTGAAACAGAATTTTCAAAATTATTATTAAACAGGGGAAGATTATTTTATATATACTATATAATTTAATTAATTGATATATAAAAAAAAGATAAGAAATGGCACGTCCAAAAAAGTTAAATATAAAAGAAACGAAGAAGAAAAAAGAAGAATTATTATTAGCACTCGAAAAGAATTTAGGTATTCTTTCGGTTAGTTTGAAACAGGTTCAAACCACCAGATATTATTATGATTTATGGTTAAATGATGATGAATTTAAAGCAAGTGTGGATGAAATATATAACATCACAATTGATTTCGTAGAATCAAAACTACTAAAAAAAGTTGGAGAAGGAGATATGACAGGAATTATCTTTTATTTAAAGTGTAAGGGAAAAGATAGAGGTTACATTGAGAAGCAGTATATAGAACAGAACACAACCTTTGTAGAACCTCTTAGAATAAATGTAGTTGTTCCACCACAAATTGAGGGCGGTGATAAAAAACAAATTGAAAAATGAAAATAGATATTACTACAATTAAATTAAACCAAGACAATCCAAGAAGTATAAGTGATAAGAAGTTTAACAAACTTGTGAGAAGTATTAAGAACTTTCCACAAATGTTAGAAATAAGACCAATTGTAGTCGATGAAACAATGACCGTATTGGGAGGTAATATGAGATTAAAAGCGTGTGTGGCGGCAGGATTAAAAGAAGTAGATATATATAAAGTTGAAAACTTAACAGAAGAACAGAAGAAAGAGTTTATAATTAAAGACAACGCAACATATGGTGAGTGGAATCTTGACACACTGAAGGACTGGAGTAAGGAACTTCTTGTGAGTAGTGGCTTTGATGAGTGGGAGACGTTTGATATATTTGGAGACTATGAATTTGAAAATAGGTTTTGTGGTAATATAGAAGGCTCAAACTTTATAGAAGAAATAACAGATGTGAATTACTATATTAAACAAAATATATTCTTCTTTAATGAACTGATGGTAGAATTTGAAGATGATGATATAAAAGAAAGTATTAAAAATATAAAAGATGATGGAAAATTTGTGGCAGACCTCAAAAAAATAATCATTAAGCATGGCAAAAATTTTATTTGATAAGTATTTAACACCACCAACGGTCGCCCGATATTGTATAAATAAAGTTAAAGAAATAATAGGAGAAGAGAATATAACAGAATGGTTTGAACCAAGCGCAGGTAGTGGAACTTTTAGCAACCAGATCCCAAATTGTAAAGCCTTTGATTTGTACCCACAAAATGATATTATAAAGCAAGCCAACTTCTTAGAACTTGGGTTACAATATAAGAAAGGAAGATTGTTTATAGGCAACCCACCATTTGGTGGTTCAACAGGAAAACTACTTAAAGACTTTTATAATAAGTGTGTGATGAGTGGAGACTATATAGCATTCATATTACCAGCTGGATATTATAACAACTATAATACATTTAATAGGTTCGAAATAATACACAGCGAACTATTTGAAACTGAATATACTAATAAGAAATTGAAAACATCATTCGTAATATATAAACGAAATCCACTAAAAGATAGATTTGATAATGTAGATTACTCTATCCCATTCATAACTTATAAAAGGTATGACAAAAGACATAAAATCAAAATGTTAAAAATAGATAGGGACTATGATTATTGTTATGTTGGTTATGGTAATATATTAAAAGAAACGAAACCTTATAAACACTGCTCAACTAGAACTATGAAAATAGAAAGTGATAAGTATAGGGATGAGATAGTTAAGTGTATAAAATGGGCTCATAAATATAATAAAGAATCAAAATTCTTTATAAGAACAAATATATCATCCCCAATCGTACCTGAAAATAAAATAAACAAAATGTTAAGAATATGTATCCCAGAATTAGATAAAGAGTTCCCAATAAAAAAACAATCAATTTAAGTATGTCAAAAACATTAACATTTGAACCACTACCAATTCAATATAAAGTGTGGAACTATTTATTTGATGATATTACTACACAAATACTTTTTGGTGGAGCAGCTAGAGTATCAAAGAGTTACTTATTGTGTGCTTGGGCTACTATATATTGTTTAGCATACCCATATATTCACGGTGCTATATGTCGTTCAAGATTAACAAGTTTAAAAAAGACTACACTACAAACACTATTCGAATTTTTCAGGCATCAAGGTATGAAAGAAGATGTAGATTATATTTTCAATAGAGGTGATATGTATATTACTTTTAATAATGGTAGTAAATTATTCTTTATGGAACTATATAATAATCCAAGTGATCCAGATTTTGATAGAATAATGAGTTTAAGTTTAACATTCGCAGGAGTAGATGAAGTGAGTGAGATTAGTGAGAATGCTATTAATAAATTGCAAACAAGATTAAGTCATATGTTAATTGAATATAATTTAAAACCTAAATTATTATTAGTGAGTAACCCCAATAAAGGGTGGCTCTATTCACAATACTATAAGCCATTTAAAGAACACATGCTGCCAGAACATAGAAAAGTTATATTAGGTCTTCCAGATGATAATAAATTTGTTAGTCAAGACTATATAGACAATTTAGAAAAATTAGATACGGTTACGGTTCAAAGATTAAGATGGGGCAATTGGGATTATAGTGATGATGATTTAGCAATTTTTCAATATGATGATATACTACAAGCATTTTATAATGATGCTGTAGGTGGTGAAAAATATATAAGTTGTGATGTAGCCAATGTGGGAAAAGATAAGACTGTGATAGGAGTTTGGAACGGGCTGGAGTGTTTTAATATATACACTTATTCAAAGTATGATACACCGAAAGTTATAAAAGAGATTAAAAACAAAATGAGTATATTTAAAGTACCAATTAAAAATGTTGTTATAGATGCTGATGGTTTAGGTATAGGAGTAGCAGATTATTTAAAAGGTTGTGTTCCTTTTAAAGGTGGTTCAAGTGCTTTAAATAAAGAGAACTACCAGAACCTTAGAAGTCAATGCTATTTTAAATTGAGTGAGAGAATTAAAGATATCAAATTAATTGATAATAATAAAGATAAAATTATACAGGAGTTACAGGCGCATCGAATTAAGAACCCAGACAACGATGGAAAGACTCAGGTTGAATCGAAAGATATAATTAAACAAAGGATAGGACGTTCACCAGATTATGCTGATATGTTAATGATGAGAATGTATTATGAAATTAAAAAAACAAGGCACAAAACATACGTTTACTAATGAGTACTTATAATAAGTCACAATATAATCCAGAACAAAAGCGTCAATACTATTTAAAGAATAGAAATAGGATTTTGGATAGATCACAACTTAAAAGACAAAAAAAAATTAGTGATAAACCCTATAATCATGAACATAAAACTCCTGATGAAGTATTGATGAAGGCAGGAGATGTATGTTCGTTAAAAGTTGCCCCTAAGTTTAGAGATTATATTAGAGAATTATTAAAAGAACATGAATATAGAACAAAGATACAAGAATTAGTAGAAGGTTTAAAAAAAGAGAATAGTAAATGAAATTAAAATGTGTAGATTTTTTTGAAGATGTGAAGACTTATGATGATTTTACATTCAATACAATTTTAAGTGATATACCATATAATTTAGGTAGTCAATGGGTTGTAGATAGTGATGGTTCTTACCAGATTAAAGGTAAGAAAAAAGCAGTAGATTTTATGGATCGTTGGAACGGGTTAGATGGACCAGCAATGGATGAGATGTTTAAAGAAATGTTTAGAATTACAAAGTATGGTGGTTATGTTCTACTTTTTGGATTAGACAGACAACTTGGACCACTCCACTATTATGCCACTAAAAATGGTTTTGATATAAACCAATCATTATATTGGTATTTTGTTAGTAACTTCCCAAAGGCTACTGATGCTGGAAAGATGATTGATAAGAGGTTGAAGAAAACTAAAGATAGAAAAGTTTTAGGAACGAGAGCCGACTTTGCTTTGGATGGTGCTAAAAGAAATCCAGAAAAACATAATGTTACAGAATATATAACGATTGGTAAAAGTGATTGGGATGTTCCAGTTACAGAACCAGCATCAGACCTCGCAAAAGTTTTTGATGGTTACAAATATAGTAAAGCCCCTTTGAAACAGATGGTAGAAACAATAATGGTATTCAGTAAGCCGACAAAGAATAAGAGTGTGTTAGATGATCTTATTGAATGGTCAGAAGATGTAGATTTGTTGAACTATTGTCCTAAGGTTGGTAAGAAGGAAAGGAATATGGGACTTGTTGAGGATGAACGCAATACGCATCCCACACTTAAGCCCATTAATTTAATATATGAAATAGCCAAGTTATTTAAACTACCAGATATAGTGAATCAAAAAGTATATGTTCCATTTAGTGGAAGTGGAAGTGAAATTATAGGATTATTAAAAGCAGGTTATAATCACAAGAACATTTATGCATGTGAATTGAATAAAGAATATGTAGATATAAGTAAAAAAAGAATAAAGTATTTTTATGAAAGTGTTAAAAAATAATTGAAAGAATGTATGTAATAATAGGAATAATAAGTGGAGTAATTTTAGTAACTGGTATTAGAATAATAACTAACGGAACAATTAATATAATGGAACATTATTCGAAAGATGAAAAAACAATTAGAAAAACATTAAAAGGATTGGGACCTGAGTTTTTTTATAGTAGAGATTCGATGTGTTATAAAAAATATAACGACTATGAGTAAAATATCACCAAAACTATTAAACATTAAAGATAATAAAATTGCTACAGATGATATATGTAATGTTGGGTTTATGAAAACCAATAGAACTAAAGGGTTGAATAGTAATAGTTTTGGTGGTGCTACTGATAAAAGAACTGAAGACTGGAGTTTAACAAATGGTAGATTTCCAACACAACTATTTTGTAATATAAAAAATGATAAGTTTAAGTATGTTAAATATATTAGTGAATAGGCTTGGGGTATTTTTATATATATAAATAAATGGAAAAAATGGAAAAATGGAAATGTTTAGATGATCGTGATTATCAAATTAGTAATTTAGGTAGAGTTAAAAGTTTAAAATGGAATAAAGAAAGAATACTAAAATTACAGGTGAGTAATGGTTATTCATATATTAGAACAATTATTAATGGTAAAAAGAAAACTTATAAGATACACCTATTAGTGTGGGATTATTTTGGTGTTGGTGATAGAGATGGTATGAAAATGGTAGTGGATCATAAAGATAATAATAAAATAAACAACAATATAACTAACTTACAATTACTTACACAAAAACAAAATGTTTATAAGTATCACAAATTAAGAAATGATACTTCATCAAAATATATTGGAGTGTGTTTTGATAATCAACATAATAAATGGAAAGCATATACATATATAAATAAACACCATAAACATATTGGTTTATATAAAAATGAAGAAGAAGCAATTAAAGGTTATGAATTATTCATAAATAAAAAAAAATTAGATAAACTTGGTAATTGGTTCATCTAAACGGAATTCTAATTATTCACCAACATAAAAAATGATAAGTTTAAATATGTCAAGTGCATCAGATTGGATAGCGCAAAATTATAATCACTTACACAAAAGATTAAGTGTTATAA